CCTGAACTTCGGGAGGGGAATCTTTGAAGTTTTCTTGTGATAACAAGATTCTTTCAAATGCAATCCAAACTAGCACTTTAAAAGGTAAATACTATACTAGTGGTGGACTAAAGAATAAATTCTTATCCGAATATCTTTACTTAGTATGTAAAGGTAATACATTAACTATACATAATGCAGATGAAACTCTGTGTTTAACTCTCAATATAACTGTTGAGGGGATAGAAGATGGTTCGGCTACTATTGAAGGTAATACTCTTATTACTTATTTGAAGAAGTTTTCAGATATTACAACACTTGAATTTAAAGATTATCTTTCAATACGTGGGGCAGGTAAAACTGCTAAAATGGCATTAGTGGTTAATCACCCTCATATGAATATGATTAATAATTTTAATCAACATGAGTCAGAATTTAATGTGATGACTCCAATTGATTTGGTTAAATCTTGGGGAGGTAAAACTCCCTTTTCTACTAGAATCAATTTAGATTCTCAAACATTAGTTGATGCGGTTGATTCATGTGAAATAGTTGGAACTGGGATTTATAAGTTTGATTATGGAGAAGATTTTACTGTATCTTCTGATGAAGATTTTAAGGGATTTAAAACCGTAGTTGAAGGAATTACAGGGGAAGGAGAAGAAGCAACAGTTGAATTTACTGCACCTGTGCATAAATTCTTTAATAATGCTGGAACTGTTGATATATTGTTTAGTGATGATTCACTAATATTAATGTTAGCAATTGATAGGAAATTAGTAAAAGCACCATTTGTTAGGTTGAGATAGTAAAAGGAGTAGTGATAAAATGAACCCTGAAATAATTATAGCATACGTTCTTGGATTCCTTACTCCTATTACATTTTATATATATCTACTACGTTCTAGAAGAGATGAAGTTTCTGAAACTAGAAAGGCAGTAAGAATAATAAATTTTATAAAAGAAGGGAAGTAATAATATGGATATTTGTTATACCAATGATAAGAATATTAATTTAAGATGGCGTGACTCTGAAAATAATAGAGTGGAAACAAAGGTCGAAGATTTTAGACCTTATTTCTTTATTCGCGCAATTGAAACAGAAGTAGATGGTTATGAAGTAACTCATACCTTTCAAGGTAGAAGGGCTAAGTTATGGTTTCCATTTGAATATGAAAATGGTGATTGGGTTAATCTTCAAGGTCAATTATTAAAAAAGGTATATGTTCATTCGCCTAATGATATGTATAGAGCAAGAGATTGTTTTATGCAAACATATGAAGCAGATGTATCAATTATAGATAGATACTGCGTTGATAAATTAGAGGAGATTCCTGAATTTAAAATGCGTAAAATGTATTGGGATATGGAATGGATGGCTGATGATTTGTATGATGGTGCAATTACTTGTATTGTTGCTTATGATAATTATGATGAAAAGTATTCTATATTCTATTGGCAACCTCACAACGGGTATATTGCCTCTTTAGGAGATTGTTATGATAGTGAAAAAGATATGCTTAATGCGTTTTTAACTTATATTGAAGATAAAGACCCCGATATGTTATTAGCATGGTTTGGTCTAAAATTCGATTTACCTAAGTTAATTCATAGATGTATTGCTAATGGTTTAGACCCTAGAAGGTTATCGCCATATAATGAAGTCAAAGGTATAGTTTGGAATGATGGAGTTAAGGCAACTAAAGCAGTTGATGACTACTATGCTATTTCACAACCTATTCGTGGACGATTAACTCTTAATTTAGATTTAGCATTTGAAAGACAATGGAGTGATGCTCAAAAAGGAACATTACCTTCAATGGCTTTAGATGATATAGCAGAAATGGCTTTAGGCAAAAAGAAGTTAGTTAGTGAAAAGTTTCCTGATAAAAACGAATTTTTCCGTCGAGGTTGGTTAGAAGATACTGATACTTATCTTAAGTATGCTAAAATAGATGTAGAGTTATTAGTAGAACTTGATGAAACTAATTTTTGTAGTGATGCAATTATTTATCTCCAAAGGATTCTAAAAGCCCCATTTAAATCATGTATGTATGTAAGTATGATGGGTGCAGTATATTTTATGAGAAATGCAACTTGGAAGGCTCCAACAGGAGATAAATCAGTTCAAAAGATTACTTATGATGGTGCTATGATTTATGACCCAACATCTGAAAAAACACATGGTTTACATTTAAATGTCGCCGCTTTAGATTTTGCAGGGCTATATCCATCAATGATGATTGCTCGCAATATTTCATGGGAAACTAAATCAAAAGAGCCAACTGAATTTTCTGTTAATATTGCTACACCTAGAGATTTTTCACCAACAAAATCAAAAGTTATGAGATACTATAAAACAGATGAATTGGGTCTTTTACCTAAAAGCGTTCTAGAACTTAAGGAACTACGAAATGAATATAAGCGTCGTATGTATCTTGCGAGAGAACAGGGTAACACGATGGAATACAATAAGTGGTTTGTAAATCAAATGGCCGTAAAACGTCTATCTGCGTCCTTTTATGGCGTAATTGGTAAACAAGGTTTTGGATGGGGAGATATTGATTTAGCAGCATCAATTACTGCTTCTGCTAGAGAAGCAATTAGAAGTGCGGCAATAGAAGTAAAAAGGATGGTGATTATGAATGGAGATTAAAAAATGGGCAGAAACTAATTTTGCACTATTGGCTCTAATGAGAACTATGTTTGCTTTTATTAAAGTTATCTTAGCATTTATTATAACAATAGAGGTGTTATTATGAAGGTAGTTTATGGGCATACCGATTCAATTTATGTAACTATTCCTTCTGTTAATGAAGCAAAGGAATTATGTAAGCACCTTAATTCCCATGTTCAATCTCTTTTTCCTAATTTATTAGAATTTGATGAACACCCTGTTCAATTAGAATTTGAAAAGTATTATCAATCTTTAGGGGTTGGAGTTAAGAAGAATAGAAATGCCGGTCTTGTTTCATGGGAAGATGGAGTTTATTTAGATAAACCTAAATTTACTATGACTGGTTATATGGCTAAAAGAGTTTCTGAAACTAAGTTAGCAAAAGAGCATCAAACAAAAGTATTGAAAATGTGGGCTTCTGAAAATACTAAGGGTGAAATATCTAACTTTTGTAGGAAGAGATATAATGAAATTAAAGATGGTAATACACCTTTGAAAGAATTAGTTGATTGGAAACGAGTTAGAGAAAATAGATTATCAGTTAGATGTCCTGATTGTAGGAACCAACATTCAATACAAAATATCGTAGATATGCCTAATTGTGAATGTGGAACTAGTAAAACATTCTTTACAACTTTAGATAAGAAAAGCCCTTCAATCGGTTCACACATTTCTGGAGCATTATGGTATTATAGTAACTTTAATGAGATGCCAGATTCAGTTCATTTTATTAAAATTAAGCCGGGTAATTTATCATGGATTCATCCGATAACTGGATTATCTAGAAAATTAGAATGGTTGGCCGCGCCAACATATGATAGATTAATAGAATTGATTGAGAGATTTAAAGTGAGTATTAATTATTTGCATTATGCAGATGTGATTGTAAAGAAATCACAACCTGTGTTTGATGCTATGGAATGGGAAATTAATCCTGTTAAGTTAGATATTAGACAAAAGACGTTGGATGAGTGGTTTTAATGTTTGGAAGAAAAGATGATAAATTAGCAAATAGAGTTAGTGAACTAGAAGAAAGATTGAATAGCATTGAAACTAAACACAATGTTAGGATTGATGAATTAGAAAGGACTATTCTTGAGTTATCTATTAAACAAAGAAGGGATGATGGATTTTTTAAGATGTTATTAGAAACAATAAAGGAGTGGAGAACAGATGAGTGAAGAATTTACATACGATTGGAATCCAGAAAATTATACTGAGAATGAAGCAGATTGGGATATACACCCAATTTTAAAGATGACTAAATCATCTGTAATGTCTTATGATTGGTGTCCTAAAAAGTATTTCTATCAATATCCTTTGAGATTGAGCCAAGATACAACAGATGCTATGACTAAGGGAACAGTGATACATAATTCATATGAAAATTTCTTTGATATATATGATGTAGAAAAGGCTTCTACTTTAACTAAATCAGATTTAGTTACATACAATATGGGATTATTCCCTGTTGATGAATGGGGTGGTGAACAATATTGGACTTCTGCTAATTTTGAAGCAAAGAGGTTCCTTGACTTAAAGGAAGAGGATAAGTTAGAAAACTTCTTACCTGTTGGTAATGAAGTTAAATTGGATGCAAAATTTATGTTAGCCCGAAACACGAATCCTAAATTCCCATTAACAAGAGATTATATTGTTCATCTTCAAGGTATTATTGATAGATTGTTTGTTGAAGATGGTGGCCTATTACCTATGGAATTAAAAACAGGGGCATGGAAAGATTATAAGACAACAGGTATGAGAAAAGAATCTGCATTCTATAAGTTATTAATTGAACATTGTGATGACCAATTACTAATTGATGCAGGGATTGACCCTGAAATGAAAGTAACTAATTGGGGTTGGTGGTATCCAGCGTCAAATTATATCTATGTTGAACCAACAAAGAATACTTCAACCAATGCATTACTTAAATTAATGGCTAAGGTTATTTGGTCATATGAACAAAGTAATTTTGCAGGAAAATACTTTTACAAAACTTGCGCTCATTGTGCATTTTTTGGTATTTGTGATGATGCTCAAAACCAATCTTTTTGGTGATTAGATGAAATGTGATAAATGTATTGATGGAGTAATAATGAAAAGATTAAGACATTCTGGAGATTATATTGCTGAACCTTGTGAATGTTTAATTGAATATGAAGAGAAGAGAGCAAGAGATGAACAGAAATGGTTCAAGATGTTAAAGAGGGATAAAAATGATGAAGAAGATTGATGAAATAATATTAGGACGAGAATGGAATTTCTCTGATATTTCTAACATGAAGGAAACAATAACTTCTATATTTCAAGAGTTATATAATAATATGACGGCAACTGAAAAATTAGATATTATTTGGGACACTGATGTTGAGTTTACAGGACATTTTGGAGAAGGTTTCTACAAGTTATTAGAAATTACTTTAACTGCTGAAATTGCAGGAAGAATAAATGAACTACTTAAAGAAGCAACAGTTTCTTTTAATAAAGAGAATGAAGTAGTTAAAGTTAGTGAAACACCAAAAGAAAAGAAAGAAGTATCTATCAAAGAAACTGAAAATGGTGTAGAAACAAGAGCCGGTTCAGTTAAGGTGAAAAGGATATGAAATTTCCTAGAGTAGTATGGGCAGGTTCAATTAAAAATATGGGATTTGGAACACCTAGAATGGTAGTTACTAACAAAGAACAATATTCAAATTTTATTAAATCATATAATAATAAGATGAATGTATATACATCTGTATATGATTATGAGTTATTTCGTAATAGTAAACAAGTTGATGCTTCTGTTATTGTTGATAGAGCCTTTCTTGATTTTGATTCACATAATGAACCAATTAGTAAATCATGGGAAGATGTAAAAATAGTGGTAAATAAGTTATTAGAACTAGATTATAAGTTTACCTTTTTCTTTAGTGGAAATGGTTTTCATATTTTTGTTTTTGGTGTAACAACCTATGGTAATTCTAATATTAGGCCTGTTCAAGAATTTTGGAGAACTGTTCAATCATGGACAAAGAATGGGACATTAGATGGTAGAGTTATTCAAACTTCTAGATTAAGGAGAATACCAAACACTGTGAATATGAACTCATCTGAGTGCTATTATTGTATTCCACTATTAGTAGAAGATTTAAACAAATCAATTGTTGAAATACTGCAAATGGCTAAAAGTCCTAGAAAGATTCCTAGAACAGAATATGGTAACAAGTTAGTATCTTGGCCTGATGTAAAACCAATTCAATTAGAAATGGCTAAGATTGATATTCCTGAAAGAAAGGGTTCACTTCCTTTATTACCGTGTTTATATTCTGCAACAATGGTTGAGAATCCTTCCCATGAAGCAAGGGTATATTTAGTTCAATGGTATAGAGATATATTATCTTTAGGAAATAGGAATATTGATATTGACTCTCAAGAAAAGATTACAGAAACAATTTTCAAAGAAATTGAATCAATGACTAAAAAGGATGATATTTGGATTGATTGGAACCCAAATGTAACACGTAAAGCAATTGAATATATTGTTAAAGGAGGATATAGCGCACCTCAATGCGACTCCTCTTTGATACCTAAAGGGTATTGTATTGGCCGATGTTGGAGATACCCTGATACAGATGATACACAAACAACGCAAGATTTATAGGAATGAGATATATGGATAAAAATAAGTTAGACCTAAGACAAAGTAGATTGAATGAATATGGAATAATTCTCTCTATTGCTGACACTATGAGACAAACTAAGATTGATGAGTGGTTACTATGTTAGTAATAGATAGTAGAGAAAATTCTGTATTATCTAGATTAGTAGAAATGTATGCTAAAGATTTAGCAATAGAAACAAATAAGGAGTGGATTGAAGTTGGGGATTATGTTGTGGGTAATGTATGTTTTGAGGCGAAAAATACTCAAGATTTTCTTCAATCGGTTTTAAATAAACGATTGTGGAATCAGATTGATAATATGGATAGAGTTTATGATGTTAATGTTGTAATGATTTATGGTAATATTGAAGAGGCTATTCGTCAAGTAGCAAATAAGTATGGTAAAGATTTACCGCGTGAAGCAAGACAAACAATATTACATAATAAATTTTATGGGGCATTAGGTCGTATTATTTTAGATACCGATGCTAAACCAATATTTGCCCCATCAGAAGCAATAGCCGCTAAGATGATTACAACAGTGGCTAAAATGCAACCTGTTGATAGACCAGTAATTTCACCTTCTTTAATTAAAAGAATAACTACGGATGATATTAGAGTAGATATGCTGTCCTCGATTAAAGGAGTTAGTGAAAATAAAGCAAAGAAATTGTTAGAAACTTTTGGTTCTATCATGGAACTAGGAGAATGTAAAACTTCTGAAATAGCCTTCTTAGAAGGATTTGGGGAAGTAGTAGGACAGCGTATAATTGATATATTAAATAGTGAAGAAAAGGTGAGAGTATAATGCCAGAATTTGTAGATAAAGATGAATTAGATGACGATGACTTCAATTTTGAAGAACACGATATGAGTTTTGAACCTAGAGATAGTTTAGAAGAATATCCGTTTGTATTAACTGAATGGATTAATTCTGCATCTCAAGTTTCAACAATGAATGAAGTTCCCTGCGCTATGGCGTTTATGTGCTTATTAGGACAATTAATGTCTGATACTGTTGCAGTAAAATTAAAAAGAAATACAGAAGATGTTAGAATACATTTTGTTTGGATTCAAACAACAGGTTCAGGTAAATCAACATTATTTAATTTCTTAGGTCCAGTTACTTCTGCAATTTATGAAAAAGTAAATGCTTTAATTGGTGAAGAAAGGTATAATGTTGTAGATGTAAAAGATTTCACTACACCTGCATTAATTGGTAGTGTATATGAAGCAGGTAAAGATGAAGAAGGGGTTTCAATATATGAAGAAAATCATGGATTACTTCGTGGTTCCGGCCTTGTTGCTTTTGATGAATTTGAGAATGTTGGTATATTTAAGGCACATAATCATAAAGAAGGTTTGATTGGTCATCTAAATACTATGTTAAATACATTGTGGGGAGAAAATTGGAGAATTACCAAAAAATTAACTAATGGCCCCATTTTAGTTTGTGAGGCTAAAAGGTCTATTTATGCTACCACTTATCCTCCAAAGAATCTTCAAGAGGTAATTACAGATACAGGGCTATTACAAAGAATGGTTATGTATGTAAGAGAAACTACTGATTATGAAAAGGACCAAATGATGATGCAATTGATTGAAGCAGTTGGTGTTGATGATGATATTGAACAACCTATTGAGAAGTTTGCTAATGCTCTATTTAAGATATACACTACTGCTATGGAACATAAACTTGAACTTAAGGCTGATAATCCTGATTGGGACAAAAAGAAGATTGCTAGAAATTTTGTAGAATGGCGACCCGAAGTTCAAGATTATATGAAACTTGAGTATTACCGAATGCAACAATATTTGCGTAATGTTCGTGATGAAGTCAAAGAGACAACAGATAAATTTAGTGCGCGCATGTTCATTAATATGAATAAAATGGCGATACTAATGTCTATTATGGAAGCACCCGGAATTACAGATAAAAGTAAAAGATATGTTGTTAGTGTTAAAAATGTGCGTCAAGCATCAAGATTGATGAGACAGAGTTATATAGCGTTGGTTGCGTGGCTAGATGTAGCACTACGGGAGAGGCGCGAATCAGTTGTGCAAAATGCTGGAATTAATCATTGGAAAACAGCAATTGATAATGTTCAAAAAACAGAAGATGGTTTTGCTTTAAAAGCGGATTTAATGCATGAATTTATGTCTGTAACAAGAACTTCCAGACCAACCGCGTTTAGAAAATTTAAATCTATTAAGAATTATTTTATAGAAGAAAAGAGAGGAAAGCCAGTTTATGTTAAATGGAAAGGTGATGAACAATGAAGTATGAAACAACGTATTTAGTATTTGCAGTAAATAATGGACCGAAATCAATTGTGGAGAGTTTAAATTCACATGGTAATGATGGGTGGGAATTGAAATCAATGATTAATGTAGGAGGAGAAAATCTTGTTGCATTCTTACAGAGACAAACTGATGTTGAAAAACCAAAAGATAAACAACAGGAAAAACTTAAAAAGTTATGGTCATCGGATGGCGAAGATAATGAGTAAAGTGATGGCAATAGATTTAGAAACCAAAAATCTCTCTAATGAGATTGGAGGATGGGGTAATACTCATATGTTTCTAGTATCAACTGTTTGCACTTATGATGGAAATATTTCAAAAGCATATGTTGAAGAAGATATAATTTCAAAGGTTGATTCTAATGAATATCAATTGTTACCAATTCGCCAATTAAAATATGATTTGGATGCCCACTTAGAAAAAGGTGGAAAGTTGTTAGGACATAATATTGGTGCTTTTGATTTACCAGTATTAAGAGATTCCTTAGATATATATTGTATTAGAAAATATTTAGATGAAAAGCAATATATAGATACGAGTAGATATTTAGTTAAAGAACATGGTGAAAGGTTTTCGTTGGAAAATTTAGTTAATCATAATTTTGGAGAAACTAAACAGTTAGAAAGTATTATGGCTCCTTCTATGTGGAAATCAGGAGAATATACAACAGTAGTTGATTACTGTGTTGATGACTGTAAGTTAGTATATAAACTATGGGAACATGGTAAAAACAATTCAATTGAAGCCTTTAGTGTAGAAAAGGAAGAGATTGTTAAAATGAATGTGGAGTGGTAAAAAATGGATACATGGGAAGTAATAACTTGGATAGCGTTTGTGATAATCATTTCACTTTTATTCTTCGCCGCCTTTGGTGGGTCGAATTTAAGTGAAGAATCTATTGAAGAATATATGGAATCTTTAATGCGAACAGAAAACAAAAAGTGATAATATGGCTCTTAGAGAACAATGTATGTTTTGTGGGGAACATACTATACCTAAAAGGTTATTAGCCTTTTATGTGGGTTCTAGTGAAAGTGTAAGAGTTTGGGAATGTAGGGAATGTAATTCTCTATGGAGTGAAAAAATGCGGAGGCAGGAAGTTTTGGTCTAAATCAGACCAATTCTTCTTGTCTCCCTTTTTTTATTTTTTATTTCATTTTCAAAAAAAAATTTCTCACGCTCAATATCAGGGCTGAATTTGTATGGATTCGATGGTTCCGAAACACCCCTGAAATGCCCCCTAAGAAGCCCCTCATGGGCCTCCTTTCAATCGGGGAGCGACCTACCCGTAGCGACCTATCGAAGTGCCTAGACGCGCTTCCTAATGGGGCCAATAATTTAACCCATTATGAGGGTATATAAATCGGCAATTATGCCACTATTTTCAAGCGTTATATCTTAAAACAATCACTATTAATGCACTTACTAGAAGTATTAAATTAATAATGATATATATAATCTTTGTTTTAGTTTTCATGACCATCTAGTTACGTGCCATTGATTAGAAGTCCCTGAAGGCCCATCATCTTCATGAACTCCAGAAAGAAGTAAAGCATCTCCTGTTGGATTAAAATTAAATGCTTGTGAATATGTATCGGCATCATCACCAACTGAGTCATAAGTATTACTTAGGTTTTTACTAAAGTTAACAGATATTCTACCAGTTGAACCAGATATAGGAGATATATCACCATTAGTAATCGGCCATTGGTCTAATATTGTTTGATAACCTGCTGCACCAGAACCACCAACACTACCTATAATAAAACTACTACCATCAGGAGCAATAGCAATATCCATACAAAAGCCTCCTGAGAAATTACCAGTATAAGCGGCATTAACTGTTCTAGTTACTGAACGAGTAGTTAAATCATAAGGTGTAGATAAAGCATATTCAATAACTTGCCCAACTGCACCTGATGTAGAACGCATAGCATAAAACTTAGTTCCATCACCAATAATAGCAATACCTTGTAAAGCATCCATAGCACTTCCTAATGTTACAGTATTGGCCTGTGAAGATACACTACCCAATTGATAAGGAATGGCTAAATCAAATCTAATTACCCTATTACTACCTCCTTGACCAGCAATATATAGATAGTCACCATTATAAGAATAACATCCCCCTCTAATGCTAGTTTGTGGATTACCGCTAGCATCTTCAGCGTAATCTGCACCACCAAGCGGTCCTTGAATTGATGTAGATAAAGTTGTTGAAGTATCATAATTGTGCTGCACTAAATTATAATTAGAACCGCCCAAATTAACTGTTCCTGCTAAACCAGTTATTAATTCAGTAGGACCAACAGCCATAAAACAAGAATTAGAGAATGTAGAACTACTAGTTTCTAATGTAGCAAAATCGCTATCAAGTGATAATGAGTTAATAGCAGCAAATGAAACATAAGGAGAAGGTGTAGTTGTAGTTCTGTTTGGATGCGCTCCAAAACCTAATACAGTATAACCAAAACTACTCATACGTCATTCCCCGCATTAGTAGTATAAAACAATTTAATTCCTAATAATTTAGCATCTGCGGTTAAACTATCTGTCCCTACATCTCTATGTATTTCAAAATAAACCATTTCATTTGCGCTAGGAGAACCATTAATTGTAACTGCATTACTTTCATTTGTAACATTAATATCATTTGCAGTTCCACTATGCGCTTTTGCTGTTGCTACAACTGCTGTTCCAAATGCAGTATTAATAGAATCATTATCTGCAAAACTAACTCCTGCTAATGCCCAAGCAGTTGTTCCAGTATTAGTTGAATCTGCTGTAAAAAATGCTTGAAAACTTACAGTCCCATTATCCCATGATTTAGGGAATGCTACTGTAAATTGAGCAAATTCTTCTGAGTCCTTATCAAAATCTAAACTCTTTAATTCAGGACCATTTCCTAATTCAACTTGTGCTAAAGCGGCGCAACCATTAGTAGTATTAGGATACATGGCGGCGGCTGGAACATATATAGATTGTTTACCACGACCAGCACCAATAGAATCTACAATTAAAAATCCAGTAGTTGATAATGATTCTTTACTATCTGTTTCTGCTCTAATAGTAACTGATTCAAAAGGTGCTAAATTAATTTTATTTGCAGTTACTATCATAGGGTGTTCTACTCTATCTTGTTCTATTGTTTCTCCACTACTAGTGCCAATAATAATAGTATCAGAAGCATCAGTATTTTTTATGGTTATTACTCTACCTGCTTCCATAGCGTTACCTGCCGAAATACTCGCTAAAACTACTTCATTATTTGAACCACCTAATGCATGAACAAAAATATTACTATAATCACCATCTATTGTTGGACTACCATCATTAGCATTTACTACATGAGAACTAAACCCTAATGCGTTACCTGCAAGTTTATTACCTGTAACAGTTGTAGTTGCCGTTACTGCACCTGTAACGCCTAATGTTGAACCATCAAAGGTTAAATTTGCTTCTGCCTCTAATTCTGTTGTTGTAGCACCAATAGTTACTAATTCATTTTCTGTTGCATTATTTACTGCTGTAATAGGGCTAGAAACTATATCAGTTCCATTAATAGAAAATGTTTTACCTGATGCTAAATCAATGCCTCCATCATCAATAGTGGCAATATCAGTCCCATCTACATCAAATACCATTTTACCATGATTAGCAGTAGCAGATGCAGTAGCGGTTGAAAAGTGTATTTCTTCAGCAGTTTTATTTGACCCACCATTTAATACACTAATAGTTAATGATTCTGCGGCACTTGTTCCTAAAGATAAACTTACATCAGCATTGTTAGCATCTTCATAAATAGTTACATCATCTTGTAATGAAGCACCAGCGTTAAATAATGCTTTTCCTGCTTCACTCATATCTAATGTTAAAGCAGTAATAGCACTAGAACTATCGGTTCCTTTGAATCTAATATCTTTATCTGCTACTTTAGCAGTAATATCAGTATGTCCTGCATCTGATACAACAGATAATGTTTCAGTATATCCTGAATCATCATAACCTATACTTAAATTATTTTCAGTTTTATTTAAAGTAAGATATTGAATACCAACACTTGATGTTCCATTATGAGTAATAACAGCAATAATAGTATCTGCTCCCGCTACTCCAGAAGCAGGGTGTCTATATTCAGGAACTAGATTTGCAGCAGTAGGGTTTCTAATTTCTAAAACAGGGGCAGTTGCGTGATTATTAGCAACTAACAAATGATAACCATTACTATAACTAGCACTTAATGTTAAATTATTTACGGCTGCAACCGCTAATCTCTTACCATCTCTAAAGATAACACCTGCTCCTACATCAATTTGTGTTGCACTATCAATTGTAATATCAAATCCACTTATTGCATAATTCTGTCCTAAACCATCAGAAAGTGCTTTAATAATCCCTGTATGTGGAAAATCCACACCATCAGTGATTTGTTCATTCGGGTTACTTTCACTTTTACTGTAATAATTAGGGTTAGTTACCATATTATTCGACCTCCGCCACTAAAGTAATATTAACTACATCTGTTGCTGTAAATGGCCCTAAAGCATCAAAATTGAATCTAGCAACCATAACTGTATCTGTTGTTGTAGCGGTAGCAGTAACAGAACCAGTTAAAGCCATATTAGTTTGCATTTGTATAAACTGGGCTTCATTGGTAGGTAATGTAGCAAATATACCAAATTCTCTAATTGTTTCACCATTTAATGAATTAAAGGTAGCATTAAAATCAACTACATTTTCGTCCGATAATACTGTTGAAAATGAAGATGCAGATGAAACTACTGAATCTAAATCATTACTTGATGGATTAGTGCTATCACCACCATTACCTACCTTTGCAGCAGTTGTAAATGTTTTCAAAAACATAGCCATTCTTTTCTTAGTTTCTTCAGTTATCATAGGTTTATCTCCTTTAATGTAGTAGTAGTAGAGCCAGTCCCTCCGGCAAATCCTAATGTGGAGGCTCCTATATTTAATGTTTGACCAAAGCCCAAAGTGAATGTTCCGCTAATGCCGGTTTTAGTAATTATTAATTTAATAGGTTTTACTGTATATTGTTCAAGATTAATAGCAGTTTCTTCATTTTCTTTGAATGATTGTCCTCTAATAAAGGCTTTTGATTTTTTATTATCAATTAACATTTCTGCTAATTTTGCTTGTAGTCCGGCGTTATATGCTCCTAATTCTAATACCATTGGGCCAATTGAATATTTAATTCCTAAAACCATATATTCACCTCTAGATATTCCATTATATTTAGATGAGAAATCTACTATATCACCGACTCTTAAATATTTTAAATTATCTGAAGATAATGTTACTGTAATCCTTTTACTATTTTCGGTATGTTGTTTAAGTAACCTTCTTGCTTCAATACTTACTTCTTCTTCTGTAACTAAAGATTCATCTGTAATTTCTAGTGCTTTAGTTTTATGTGCTTTAATTCCTTTAATATCTCTAACTCTAGATTTTACTCCTCTACCATAAACAGTAATATCGTTATAATAATCAAACAATGAGTTTTCTCTACTCACACTAGTAATTTTATAATCTGGATTTTCGTCCGTTATATGTCCTTTTGAAAAACTACTACTATCTGCTATCTTAGTTAACGTAATTGCATTATTATTAAAATCTAATCTTTTATTTTTTATCCTTGCTAAGAAATTAATTGCTGAATAAGCATCTGCTCCTTGAAAGTTTGGCCCTATAAAATGTTCAAATTCAGGAACAGTATTATCAAATTGTATATTATTTCTCTCTAAAATATCATTAATTATATCTTCTGCTTCTAATGCAATACTAACTGAACAACCAATTTTAGCAGATTGGGCTTTTCTTAAAGTTGTTGGTCTTGGGCTTGTAACTGTAAACGGTGTTGAAAAAGAAACTATTCCCAATTGTTTTTTAAAGTCACCAGTAAATGTTAAAGTTGGCATAGTATATGTTCTACCAATAGAACTACCTCTAATACTAGATATTGAACTCGATTCTAAACCAAAAGTTTGTTTTCTTTTTGTTTTACCATCAGTAGTATAGAAGGTATAATTTCCATTTGCTAATGCTTTATCTTCACCAAAGAAGTTTGTTGGGTCACGAACAACATAATTATCGCCAGAACCTAATCTATCAGAATCTACTATAACATACATAGATAATACTGCATCTTTGTAACCAATTGTAACTTCTCTTCCCGGACTTATTGATTCTCCTTTAACTACTGCATTACTACCTTGTAATCCAACGATAGAATTTTGGAATTTATTTGTCTCTGCAACATCTCCATACATTTTATCACTTCTTGGCATTTTAGTATATTCAGAGTTCATAGTATAAAATTCTAATTTGTTTGGTGTTTTCTCATGGAAACAAACTTCTGATGGTTTAAATATTCTATAATATTTTAAAAAGGGCGTAACTGATGTGGCTATATCCCCATCTAAAACAATTTTATGTGTTATACCATTTGAATCGCCTATGATTGTATGGGAAATCACATATAACAGTTTTTCCGGTTGAACGGAATATGATGAACAAATATCTGGTTCTATACTTGCATAACGTGTAGTGCTTACTTCATCAATATCTGTCATATAACCATTCATATCTGCTAAATAACACCCTGTTAAATTAGGTCCAAAATCTAACCAATAATTATTAGGGTGGTCATTATTCGCACCATCAGAAGATATATAGTCACTATAATTATTAATAATATGAATTATAGTGTGTGTTAAATTATCAGGACCACTACTATATGATGCAGTTTTTCCTTTTGTTTCAATATCAATAGCAGGGTATGTCCCACTCATAGGAGTTTGTGCTTTCAATTTAAGTATAGGTTTAAAGAAATATTCACAACCCATGCCAATATAATCACCTGCTTTAACATCTGCTCCAACCGCGAAATTTTCCCATAATGGCATAAATAATGAACTAAATCTTGCTCCAGTTGTTTTAGCATCTATTTTAGCATTTATTGGCCCTTCGCCTACGGCTAAACACATACCATCAAAATTTGGTATGTTTAGATTATTTGGTGAATTAGAACTACCGGCTGTTCCTCTATCTAAATTATATTTATCGAATAAAACTATTCTAGAGGGATAATAAATGTTATTATCTAATATTGTTTTTTTATCTGGAATAAAACCGCTAGCACCTGAATTATTTCCTTGTGAAGGAACTTGAAACGCTTCAATTACTCTTGAAGGGTGGATTCTATCTAATACATCATTTCCGCTAGAACTAGCCGCAAGACGGTAGGTAAAAGCAATATCTCCAGCCGGTGAACTTCCTCCTATTGATGAGCCTAATACTTTAACAGTATCTCCATCAACATAAGCATTTAAGGGATTGCCTGTAACAATAACTTCACTAGTTACAAGATTACCAAGACCACCATTATTAGTGGTAATTACTGTAACTTCTAAATCATCAGTCCTAGAAGGAGAAACATCTGTGCATTCAATTTGCTTAAATGTTCCAGAACCCCTATTACTCTGATTACAAACAAGACCAGCAGTAATTTCTGCTAACCCATATCCATCATCTTGAACAATTAATGCATTATTATGATTATAACTACCACTAGTTCTTTGTTGTAACATTAATGGTAATTGGACATTTTGATTACCTTTTTGTTTTGAAGAAAAATTACCATCGTCTAATTTATGGTTTGCCGCAGTAGCATCCATTTTAAATATTGCACCCCTATACATACCAAATCCTTCATTTCTTTTAATTGGATAAGCACTACCACCTGAAAGAACCGCTACATGAGAATCATCTGTATATCCTTTAATATTAATTAAAGAATCTTCTTTGCCTTGTCCCATTACTAATGTATCTACTAACTCTTCACCTGAGAAATATGCAGATTTAATTTTATATAATTTAGTTGCACTTCCAGTATGAACAGGAAATTCTCCATTTTTATTTGAACCAATACCACTAGGATTTTCACTATTTAAGAATATTAATTTGTCTGCGGTAGATGAACTATGAAGTTTACCTACCATATTCCCATCCTCATAAAATATTAATTCTCCACCACTATTACCTAAACCATGACTTGTAGCAGGTATTTCAATAGTAGTATTAGAACTAGCATTATAATCAACTGCACCAGTAACAGTTCCATGACTACTTCTATCAATTATATTTTGTGCGCTATATATGAAATTAGGTATAGTAGTTTTATGTTCTATAATATTTTCAGGGTCTATAACATTAAAATGCCAATCAAAACATAATTCAGTTAAACGCATTACACCAAATCTTTTAATGTCAGATGGGTTTATTGATGATTCTGAAATAGTTAATGTTTCAAAGTTTTCATCTGTGTTATTTGCTCTATTTGCGCTACCTGTTAAATCTTCATATGTTATATTACTATCCTCTAATGTTGGTTCCCCATATAACATTATGTTATAATCTGTAAAATATTTACTACCATTTAAAATATTATTTTCCCTTTGTTTTGAATCGGGATATATATCAGCAAGAGAAAACACAAAATATTTTTCTGCACTTTTATGAATATGTTCTAAATATTCTTTTGCTCTATTAATTGCATTTAATCTTCCTTGGTCTTCTTCTCTAAATGAACTTTGACGACCTAAATTTCCTCTTCCCCAATCAACAGAAGCATCAATTGTTGCTTTTGGTAATGAATCCATTTTACTATAATTGGTATTTAATTTAAAATTATGAGGTGCATAAGTAGAAGTTGCAGCACTATAATTTTTAGCATCAGCAAAGTTAGAACCAACAACAGGTTTATTTTCTGTTTGAGCATGGTTTAATACTCTGTCTACTGCTCCTAAATTACTATCACTTACAACAGAAGGAGAAAAACCAGAACCCGGATAAAACTTATATGAAGAAGAAAGGGTTCTTAAATTACTAGTTGTAGCCATAATATTTTGTCTTGCATCCAAATCAATAGT